ATATTGCCACCAATTTTGCTAAAAGACCGCTATATTACGGGCGTTCGTATAAAGATGAAATGATACAAGACGCCATAGTAAACTGTATAAGATATTTTGATACGTTTGACCCTGAAAGAACACAAAACCCATTTTCGTATTTTTCACAGTGTTGCTACTATTCTTTTCTTGCCACAATCGTAAAAGAACGCGACCAAGCCTATACTAGAAGCGAAATGGCAAAAAATATTAATGTGGAAAAATATTCCAGCCAAGAACACGATAATAAAGAAGTTGTAAATGAATATCTTGAATATTTGAATTCCTTACAAAAATCAGATTATTCAAAATATTATGAGAAAAAACCAAAATTAAAACGTGAACACATTAATGAATTATCTAAATTTATGGAATCAGATATTGACTTATTTGATGTTGTCGATGACATTAATGAACCAGAAAATTTAATTGGCTAAAAGGATATTATGAAAATATGCTGGCTTGGTGACGTTCACGTAGGCGTTAGAAATAACTCTACAAACTTCCATAAACATTCTGAAAAATTCTTTTCAAATGTGTTTTTCCCTTACCTTAAAGAACATAATATAACCACGATTATCCAACTTGGTGACTTATTTGATAGCAGAAAAGCAATAAACCTGTTATCTTTATATGAAGCCAAACGGGTTATATTTGACCCAATGAAAGCTAACAATATGACTTTCTATACCTTATTAGGAAATCATGATATTTATTATAGAGAATCTCTTCAGGTTAACTCAACAGCGCTATTGCTTAATGAGTATTCAAATGTGTATATTTTTGATGAACCAACAGCAGTAGAATTTGCCGGCTTAAAAATTGATTTTATCCCATGGGTGTGTAACGATAATAAGGCTGAAGTTGCGTCCTTTGTATCTAACTCAAAATCTGATTATTGCGTAGGGCATTTTGGGTTTACCGGCTTTCAAATGTATAAAGGAGTTGATTCTCACGACGGGTATCCTGTTGATATGTATGCTAGGTATAAATTGGTTGTATCAGGGCACTATCATACAAAATCAGTAAAAGGGAATATCCTTTATACCGGAACTCCATATGATACTACATGGTCTGACTTCAACGACCCTAAAGGTTTTTGGATATTCGATACTGATACCGGTGAAACTCAGTTTATTCAAAATCCTTATACCATATTTGAGAAACTTGAATATGATGATACAACTACAGATTACTCTAAATTTGATGTGTCAACGCTAACAGAAAAATATGTCAAATTGGTTATTGTAAACAAAAATGATTTATTTGGATATGATAATTTTTTGAAACGGCTATATAGCGCCGGCTGTTATGACATTAAAATTATCGAGGATATGTCTGAGTTTTCTAACGGTAATATCGACGAAAAGATTGACCTAGCTGACACTAAACAAATACTATCAGATTACATCGATAATGTTGATACAGATATGGATAAAGAAAGCGTGAAGAATTTGATGAATAGTTTGTTTTTAGAAGCTGTTAATGTTTCGTTGACATAGGGGATAAGATGCTTAATTTTAAGACAATAAGATGGAGAAACTTCTTATCAACCGGCAACCAATTTAATGAAATTAGATTAGATACCGGCAAGCAAACATTAATCGTAGGCGGTAATGGAAATGGCAAGAGTTCTGTACTTTGTGCTTTAACCTTTGCTCTATTCGGTAAACCATTTAGAAATATCAGTAAGGGCGGTTTGGTTAATAGTATTAATCAGAAAAACTGTGTCGTTGAGATTGAATTTGAAGAGGGCGGCGCTTACTATAAAGTTGTTCGTGGCATTAAGCCTAACACCTTTGAGATTTATCGTAATGATGAACTAATTAATCAAGATTCTGCTGTTAAGGATTATCAGGTTGTTTTAGAGCAACAGATTCTTAAGATGAATATGAAAACGTTTACACAGGTCGTTATTCTTGGTTCAGCTACGTTTACGCCGTTTATGAAAATGGGTTCAAGTCAGCGTAGAGAGATTATTGAAGATATTCTGGATATTCGTATCTTTTCTATAATGAATCAACTATTAAAAGAGCGGCTATCTAAAACTAAAGAAGAACTGACCTATATTGAATCAGCATTAAAAATTGCTAAAAATAAGGTTGAATCGCAGCAAAGAATTATAGCACATTTAGAAGTCAATAAGCAGTCTGAAATTGATGCTATTAAAGCGAATATCAAAGAAGATACAACTACAGTAGAAAATCGGCAGGCAAAAATAGCGGCGGCTCAAGCTATAATTGATGGGTTAACTCCTTCAGTTTTAGAAAAAGATGCGGTTAATGCTAAACTTAAAAGTCTTAACAATACAATGAGAAAGGTTAAGCATGAGATTGATACCTTAGATAAATCGATTGTGTTCTTTAATGAAAACGCAAGCTGTCCTTCCTGTCAGCAAAATATTCCACATACACATTCCGGCGGCGTATTAAGCGATTTAGAATCTAGTAAAAAGGATATGAATGATTTGTTTATTCAGTCTGGAACGGAATACCAAGAACAGGAAAAAAGGTTAGCTGGGATAATCGAAACTGAGAAAGATATTGTTTCAGCTAGAAATGATGTTAGAGGTTTACAATCTGAAATAAATGTGATTGAGTCCAGGATAACAAAACTCAACCAATCTTTATTGGAATCTGTTAACTCGACTCAAAATATCGAAGCTGAGAAAAATACACTTAAAGATTTGGTTGAAGAAGCTATTAGGCTAATAAACCGCAAAAAGATATTGGTTGAGCAAAAGGGTGTTGAAGATGTAGGGGTATTATTGCTGAAAGACGGCGGTATTAAAACGGCTATCATTCGTGAGTATTTACCACTGATGAATACCTTAATCAACAAATATCTTGCTGTTATGGATTTCTATTGTGACTTTAACTTAGATGAGCAATTTAACGAGGTTATCAAGTCAAGATATAGAGATACTATGACATATGATAATTTTTCTGAGGGTGAAAAATCTAGAATTGATTTAGCGCTTTTATTTGCTTGGAGAGAAATTGCTAAACTTAAGAATTCTGCTAATACGAATCTTCTTGTTTTGGATGAGATATTAGATGGAAGTTTGGATTTTGAGGGCAGCGATAGTTCGTTCAAACTGATTGAGAATTTAAAGGGCGTATCGGTATTTGTTATTTCGCATAACGAAGCTAACCGTGAACGGTTCACCTCTACGTTAAAAATTGAGAAACAAAATGACTTTTCAATCATAGTACAAAACGATTAATATGTTGACGCCCAGAACCAAATAGGAACTGGGCGTCATATTATCAGCTTTTGATATAATCAATTTCTTGGGTTATTTTTGTCGTTGTAGAACCTTTAATCATCATACCAACAACCATTTTGGCTAAATCTGTTGAGTCATTTATCCATTTCAAATATTTTATATCAATTTTGTCAATAGCATTAGCGTTCCAATTCATAATATAATCCATCAAGTCTTTATGAGAAGCATTTTTTAAATTTTCTAATGTTACTTCATTATCGTGTTTAAGTTTGGCATAATCCTTATTAAGCACAGTGTCAATCAACTCAATGTAATCCATACCGGTAAATACAGCCTGACAAGGTTCAGCAACGTGTATAATGCCATCTGCCTTTCTATCAACAAATCCCGCGTAACCTAGTTTTCGTAACAGATTTCCCCATTGTCTAGAGCCGGCTTTAATTTCTGCTGTATCTAACGTAGGCGCTTGAATTTGTCTATGATGCCCGTCTTTAGCAAACATAACATCACTGGTAAATCTTCTGACACCAGGATCTATCCCATAATTAGACAACCAACGGGTTACATTCCAGAAACAAGTTGCTGGTGATGGGTTGCGAGTTTTTTCTGTAGCGGCATTAATTATATCATCAACATTAAATAGAGAATTATTGTATGCGTCTTGAAGCGGTTTTAGTTCCCTATAAATAGCCGGCTTGTTTACGTTAATTTCCCATGTACGATATTTGTCTGAGTTTCTTATAGCATCTTCAATTTCATATTCAAGTTCATCTGCACTCACAAAAAGAATTGCCATACGGCGAGGTGGTTCAATATGGTAAAGTTCAAATTTCTTACTAAACTTATCCCAATTTGAATCAGATTTTTTATCTTTCATATACACTTTACCGGCTTTCAGTATATCATCAAAAATAGGCTTAGTTCTAGGACTATCTTTGATTGTTATGCCGCGACGAACTTTACCTGAACCAAACACAGTATCCAAAAGGTGAGTTATATTGACGACCTTTCCTTCTTCAAAATCATATGGAATTTCTAATTTGTGTTTAAGAATGCCTTTAACTAAAGCATTCCATGCCTTTGACGTATCAGTTTTAGACTGAATATCCTTATAGATTGTTCTCAACTTACGCATATCAGAATCATAATCTGCGCTTGTATAATCCTTTTTTAAATCGTTGACTAATTTACCTTTGCCGTTCCATTTGAATAATTGAATATAGGCTCTATCAGAACCAAATGGTAACACAGATAAAGATTTTGCTTTATCCACGTTATAAAGATTCCAAACTTGTTTTAGCGGGTAAGCGTATACACCGACTGGTGTTTCAAATCCAGATAAAGGGTTAACACCAAGTTTGTTCAAATTGGTAAAATGTATAAATGCGTTATCGTCATCTTTATACGGTAACAATGCTTCGTATGCCGAGACTTTAGGGTTCATCTCAGGGTTCTTTCTGGCTTCGTCGAGCTGTTCTCTAAACTGTTTAAAGTTAATCATATTTTTCCTAAAAATTTACATATTGCGGTTGTTCTGTGCCATCAACTAACCATCCAACAGGTAGCATAGATGATTCAATCATATCCATATGCGCAGAATATAATTCTTTTCTTGTATCCATATTAGTCATATCTTTAAAATATTCACTTGATGTTAACCATCCAAATAATACTAAACACATCACCAAATCATCATGAGCACCAGAATCGCCGGCAAACGAGCCATTTTTCTCGATAAAGGTAGTGAATTCACCGATAACGTCTGTATCAAAAATCAGTAATTTCTTTTCTTCCATCAAAGATTTTAAGGCTTGACATCCCTGACGTTTAACTTTTTTATCAGTGGTAACGCCTAATAAACCTTTGCTGTATCCACCGTCAACTGGCACTTGTCCCTTCGTTCCTCGTTTAACTGATATCATATTCTCGTATTCGTATTCATCATACAATATCATAGCGACTTCTTGAGATTTATTAATCTCAATCAAAACATAGGCGTTGTTATATTCTAAAGCAACTTTGTGTATTACGTTAGGATATAACATAGGACTAATCTTATTGTTTTTATACTTAGCTACCAATTTGAATGGGTAAACGGTAATATCAATTAGAACAAACGCTGAGAAGTCCCCACCGACTCCCTCAGAGGTGTCTGCGACTAAAGCGTAAAAATGGTTTGGTGTAGGCTTTTCTAAGATGTCTAAACCGTCTTGCGTTGAGTACACAAACGGCTTAGGAGATAATGATCCTAGTGTTGTTGCATCAATTAATGTGTTCGCAGAACCGAGGAAATGGCAATTATGCGAGACCAAATCGTTTGATATGTAGGCGTTACCGTTTAAAACTTCAATTGGATCATATACAGTTTGTATCCCATTTTGTATAATATCAACAATAATTTTTCCACATATAACATCATTTACGGATAATGTATTTGCTGTTATTTCTACTTCATTAGAAATAAACCTATGGTCTGGAGTAACAACAATATCAGATAAATCATCAAAAATAAATTTTAAGGTTTCTTTTATCGATTCTTTTATCCCTAAAAAATGTTGAAACCCTGTAGGTGTTAAAATATCAAATCTGTTATTTATTTTCATATGTTTTAAATTCATTTGTTGATGTCAAAATCCATCCATTTTTTTCACCTATATCTGGTTTAACAAAATACAATTTAAAACCATCAGTAAAAAATTTTCTACCTTTCATTTTGTTTGATATTTTTTCTCTGACATCAGGTCTACGTGAAACGTTATTATCACCTATCATATGTGGCTTAAATTTACCTTTAGTTGCTTCACTTACCTTTTTACCAAAATCAGAAGGTTTAGGCTTACCTTTAGTTTTTAAAGAATGCTTTTTACCAGATTCTAATCTTTTTTCCTTTGTTAATACTTCAGAATTTAGTTTTTTCATATGTGCTTTATTTTGTTCTGACTGCAGTTTACCCTTTACCCAACCGTCAGGATTTGTTCCACATGTAAAAAATTTATTTTCTAAACCATTGTTGTAACACTTTTTACCTTTCACACCTTTTTTAGATTTTTTTATTCCGTTCGATATCGCCTTTCCTATATCGGCGTCTCCAGTTACATTATAAAATGAATTATTATTTGATTTGTTTAACCATTTAGGGGTAGACTGTACATTCATTCGACGAAGAACTTTATCTTCCCAGTTTTTAGCTAATTTTTTGTTTGTAAATGTTTTTCTAATCTGTATGACGTCAGGTTCACCATATTCTATTCTATATTGTGTAACATATTTTGATGATGTAAAATAATTTACCCATAACGTTTCTGGTGGTGACTTATCTTTGTATCTAACACCATAATACCAAACATCTAATTTACTCCACCCAATCAGATAAGTAAAATAAACATTTTCACATTTTAGCATATAATTCTCCAATAGTCAACGTAATAACTTCACCTGTATCTTTATCCTTTACTGTTATTAATGTGTCTTTTCCAACGCATAATACTTCTTGATTAAATTTAACTTCACCAAGAAACGCCTTTTGTTCAGCTGCCCACTTTTCATCACGTTCAGGATGTTCGTGCCATTCTGCCTTAAAGGGTAAAAAGCCATTTATTCCATTTTCAGCTTCGTTCCATACTTTCCACCAATAGTTATAACCAATTGGGGTTGACGTCATCAAAATTTTGGTATCTTTACCAGAAGAAATAACGGGGTAAGTTGACGTGAAAAACTCTTCAGCAATCGTATTAGCAATTGATGAAATCTCATCAATGTATAACATGTTAACAGATTTACCACGAATACCAGATCCTGTTGTAGCAGAAGTGAAAATCTTAGATCCGTTTTCTAATTCAATGTCACCTTTATTCCAAGTCTTAATTCCCTGTTGAAGCCATATAGGTAAGGCTTCAAACATGAGCTGTATTCTGCTCATAACTTCACGGGCGGCGGCGCTTTTATTAGCCAAAATCGCAACCGTTTTATGGTCGTTAAATGTAACGTAATGTAATATGTAAGCAGCAGATGTTGTTGTTTTACCCTGCTGGCGACTGAACATTCCAGCGATCTTTCTATTTGTATGAATAGCGTTGATGAATCTTTGTTGGTATTCATACAAGTCAAAATTAACAAATCCTCTGTCTAACGAAACAACCTTACAGTATGTTCTTATGAAGTAGACAGGATCGTTTTTACATTTAATGTATTCTTCGAGTCGCTCTGCGGTGAACTCAATTGGTAACCCAACCTGCTTTAAATTTCGGTTGCCGTTGTATCCATTGTTTATATCCATTATATCCTCAGTATTTTATTCACTGTAAATTATTTAATAAAATAAAACTTTACTTTATACGTCCAAACACGTATAATAGCCTAGTCGGGCGTGAATTGAGGTTAAGCGCTTAAAAATATCATTAAGCCTTAAAATAAAGCTTTACTTTTGAGTCATTTAAGGTATAATAGATCGTAATGAAGTTATCTTTAGTTAAATTGGAGTGTAAATTATGAAATCAGCATACGAAGTAGCGTTAGGACTAGTTGAAGCGTTAGAGAAACCAACTAGCAAATCTGAAACAATGGAATTAACTAATAAGTATTACAAGCAAACCAATCCTAATTTATGGGATCAGCCATTTGCTGATAAAGATATCCAGTTTACAAAATTGTTTCAGATTGTAGAATTAACTCAACGTGAAAAAGATATAATGTATGTCAGTAATTTCTTTCACTCATCCTATACCACATTGCATGTTAAAATATTGACATTAGGCGATAAACCTACCGAAGTAGATATTTATGAATTAAAACGCACATTTTCTGCTTTAACTAGGTTAAACTGTTTAGATGTATTATTGAACGGTAAAATTACTGAATACGAATTTTTATCTTTATTAGGCTAAACACTATGAACATATTTTATCTTGATTACGACCAATCTATTTGTGCCAGATATCATGTTGACAAACATGTCGTCAAAATGATTCTTGAATATTCGCAGTTATTATCAACTGCGCATCGTGTTTTAGACGGCGTTGAAACTGCGGCTGTTTCAGCTTCAGGTCGTAATAAAAAAGTTTGGAAACTTAACAATTCATATGATGATATTTTATACGCCGCGACGCATATAAATCACCCATCTGCTGTTTGGGTTCGTCATGGGTTTGAAAATTATCAATGGCTTCATTCTTTACTTGTAGAGTTGTGTAAAGAATATACCTATCGATATGGTAAAACTCATAAATGTGAGCGTACAGGCTTAGTTGATAAATTACAGTATGCTCCATTTAATATTTCGACTAAATTATTTACCGAGCCAACGCCGGCTATGCCAGTTGACTATATCATCAAAGGTGACTCTCTTCAGTCATATCGTAACTATTACAATGGCAGTAAAACTAAATTACACAGCTGGAAACAACGACCTGTGCCTAATTTTATTAAAATAATTTAAAATAAAGCTTTACTTTTCGAAAATTAGTAGTATAATAGATCGTAATGAAGTTAAACCTTAAATTATTCGGAGTGTATATTATGTC